TGAGCCGCCGAAGCGTCCACGACGTGGGCAGCCGGAGCCTTGGGCCGCTCGGCACGCACCTCGGCGAGCCGGTCGGCACGGAGCCGTTCCAGCACGATGTTGGCGACGGCCTCGGCGTCAACGGTGTTGGCACCGTCGTTGCCGGCAATCACCTTCTGGTCCGCGGCGACAATCGCCGTGGCTTCCGTCGTTGGCACGGCGGCCTCGACGGGCTTCTCGTTGAGCTGCTCGCTCATAGTGGAAACCTCATTCGCCTCGGCGGCGATAGCCGCGGACGTTGCAGAGTCCGCACCGAACAGGACCACACTCGTCTCGCGGAGAACCGCTCCACGAGCAACGCTGATTGGGCCAGGGAACTCGCGACCGTTGACGGCCACGCTTGCTCCCGCGGCGATGTTTTCGATTGAGCCCACGTCGGCACCGATGCTCGCTTGCAGCGGCACCCCGGCCTTCGCGAGAGCGATGAGCTTGTCGGCCGCTGGCGTGCCGCGGATCAGTTCCCCGCGGAGCATGAGCTGGTTGCCGTCGTTGGTGGCTTCAAGACTCTTGCCGATCACGCTGTCGAGCAGCGGCATCTCCTTGCCGTGGGCGTAGAGAATCGGGATCGGACGCGAAGCGTCCATGTGTGCGAGGTCCACCACCAGCGGGTTTCTCGACCAGCCCTGGCGGATCGACGCCCCGGTGTAGGCCACCAACTCAAACGTCGGCACAGCGGCCTCGTCGGCCGCTTGCACGTTGAGGGCCGCTGACAGTTCGATGCGATTGCTCATGAGTTGGCGTCCTCGGTTTCTCGCTTGTAGACGCCTTCGGCCCACGAACGGCCGGCGTCACCGCCCCACAACAGCCACGCAATCTTGCCGGCCGACGGGTAGCCGTCCTCGCCCTCCGACCACCCTTGGCCTTGCTTATCAACTTCGTGGCGTGCGAAGTAACTCACCATCCGCCCGATCGTGTCGAGCGACAGCGATCGGCCGTTGGCAATGTCACGGGCACGAGCCACGCCGATCGCCGTGCCGCCACGCCCGTACTCGCGTCGCAACTCAAGACCGCGACGGGCCGCGTCACGAGCGGCTTGCGGGGGCCGGTAGCCGTCGGCGGCCTCGATGCCGTCCTCGTCGTCCTCGGCGGCCATTGCCGCCGGTTGGGCGTCAACGCCAAGCTCACGCTCCATCGACTTCTCAATCGCCCGCTGCCGCAGCACGATCCGCCAGTCGCGGCCACGCTTGGCACAGACTTCGGCGAGACTCGCCATGTTGCTGCCGATCATTGCGGCGTCGGCGTCGGCTTCCTTGAGTGGATCGACGTGTTCAAACCCGTCCCACGTCCACGTCCAGTTCCATGTGGCGAACGGCGGGAGACCACGCGGGAGGATGCCGGCGGTCACGGCCTCGTCGAGCCACGACATGAGCAGCGGGTCGAGGAACACCCGTTCCATGTCCGACCGCTCGACGGCGATCCGCTTGCGATACACGAGGTAGTCGCCACGCATCGACGAGTAGTTCGCGGTAGACGAATCCATCGCGGCGACGATGTACGGCATATCCAGCGACCGGGCGATCTCGTTGAGCATCCGACGCACGAATGCGTCGTGCGACGAGGTCGGGTGCTCGGCCCGCATCTGGACCGGCTCCCACCCGTCGGGGGCGGCGATCGCCATCCCGCGGACGATCGGCATCGTCTCGAGGGTGGAGAGACTCGCGGCACCGGACCCGTCGGCCGGCATGGTCGTTTTCAAGATCGCGGCGAAACTGGCGGCCGTCTCGGCCGCCGTCACCACCGCGAGCGTGTAACGCCGCAGAAGGGCGAACAGCTCTAGCGAAGGGGCGATCTCCGGCACACCGCGGTGCTGGCCTGGTCGGGTGGCGTGATACCAGTGGCAGACATAATCCGAGTCGATCCACTGGCCGTCCAGCGTGAATCCCGGCAGCAGCGATCCGGGGTGAGACCTCGCAACCCAGTAGTCGGTGACGTTGCCGTCCTCGTCGAAACGCACGCCGTCAACGTCGTTCTCGGTCAGGTAGCCGACCGGCGAAATGACTTGGTCGGCCTCGACGAGTTTGAGGTCCAGTTGCACGCCGCGGAGTTTGGAGTTGTTCGTCTTGAGTCCGAATACTTCGCCGTCGGAAATCTTGGAGGTCTTAGCGATCCGCAGCTTGCGGGCGAGGTCGATCCGGTCAGCCCAGTCGAGGAATGCCGTCTCAACCGACCGCACCGCGTCGGGGGACACGTCGGGGCCGAGATCGAGTTGGAGACGCGGGCCGGTGCCTACGAGGTCGTTGGACCAGGTGGACGCGATGCCGGCCGCGTATGAGTTATTTCGAAGCTCGTAGCGGGCACGATTGCGAAGGATCTGGCGGATCTGCGGCTGGAGTCCGGCGTCGGCCGAGAGGTTGTCGGCCCGCGACCAGTGGTTGCGGTTCAAGTCGGTCGTTTGGGCGGAATCGTACTTGGCACGCACCATCGTCGAGATCGCCGCCTTTTGGGCGTCGATCGTCGACTGCATGGTGGACCGTGATGGCCCAAGAATGCGTGAGAATAGGCCCATTCTCAGCCGGCCCCCGGATACTGGCACTGGGCATACCGGATGCACGCGAACGGCGAAGCCGTGCTCGCGGCCCGCGAACCCAACACGAACTTCGCGGCCTCGACCTGGCGGTCGAGTTCGTGCTGTTCCACCTCACCAGCGTCGGTACGAGCACGTCGCGGCTGCGTCAGATTCGCAGCGATCGCGTCGATCACCTCGTCGTTGGTTGCCACACGGTTGCTCCGGTGCTTGAGAGCCGCAAAACGGCCCCTAACACCAGTGTACCAATGTCTACTACCACGACCGGCTAGAGAAACTCGATGAAGACATCGCACTCGATCTCGTCATCGACCTCATCCCAAAATGCGTCGTCGAGATAGGCTGGCATGGCGGTGTCTCCTTACCGCCATTTTACCCAAGCCGATACGGGCGTTCAGTAGGCCCGATTCGTATGTCAAAACGTCGCAGATTAGTAGTTTTGTGTATACGTTCGCGGCTTATGTCGCGAGTGGCGACAAGCGGGCCGCTGCGTTATTGCAGATATACGGGTCCGCGTATTCACTAGTTCGCCGACTACTTGCGGCCTGCTCCGATGTAGGCCGCCGCCTGTCTCCCGAGGTGTTCCGTGTAGGCCGGCGGAAACCCTTCCTTGAGCTCGTCCCACGACAGGTCGCGGTCCACGCCCATAGCCTCGCGGGCCTCGTCCTCTGTCCTCGCCGTGCTGCCGCCTACCACCAACTTGCCCGTCTTTTTGCATACGCCCTTACAGGTGTCTCCCATGATGTGATACACGCCAACGGGCTTGCCCTGCTCCGCGTGTCGGCACTCCGATCCTTGAATCGGAAACGACGCGAGGAATAGCCGGTGCCTTCGCACCTTGAGCCCGTAAGCCGATCCGCATTCCGTTACGGCACCTTCCATCCCTGGCGAGCCCGGCACGTTCTCTACGATCCACGGGATGTCGTAGGTGCGAAGAAGGGTTAGCGTCGGCGTCAGGAAATCGCCGTGGCGGCTTTTGCCTCCCTGCGCGGATCGCAAGTGTTTCGCCCGTGTGTGTGCTTGGCATGGCGGGCTGGCGTGGATCAAGTCGAACTGTTGCACGAAATCCCTGTTCTTCAAGATCGCCAATGCGCTGCCCCACACGAACTCGTATGGGTATGAGGCCCGCAAGAAAATATCCACGCCGGTAGGTGCAAAGCCAGCCGCAGCGTATCCATCCGCAGCCATGCCAGCCCCGCAGTAAAGATCAAGCACCCTCAACTGAAACGTCGGCGAACCAACGGATGCAGCGGACAGCGTTGCGTCGTCTTTAGGCATGGTGAGTCCTTTCATCGCTGCCGCTGATCCTGTGCGTTCTCAGACCAATCGTTCCAGCATGGCCCGCAACGCAACCGCCCGTTTTCCATCCTCAACGTGGCCCATCTGCTTTGCGCCTTGTTCGTAGATCAGGGCCGCAGTCTCAACCGCCTCCCGCTCCTCGTCGGTGAGGGCGTGTTGGCCGGAAAGGCCATCAATGATTTTCTCGCGATCCGCGTCTGTCACCCACAGCATGACGCTGTACGGTGCCTCATCACGCGGAGGTGCAGGAAGACGCATCCAGTGAGTTGGCCTGCCTGACTCATTCCAGCGCAGGCCGGGTTGAGATTCATCGTCGATCTCTCGCCACGCCATGCCGTATGCGGCGTTTCCCCAGTGCTGGTCTGCATCGCGGAATCCCAGCACGGCCCCGCCCTTTTCGGGCAGGGATTCTTCAACAGAAATCCACATCGAAAGTAATGTCCTCATTTCGTCCTCTCCAGTAGTGCGCGGAGCGTAGCGGCTGCGCTGTCTGCGCGAATGTATTTCATTTGGTTGATCGCAAACTTCAGAGAATCCCGTTCCTCGTCGGTGAGTGTCAAGTGTTCCTGCGAAGAATCTTGACACGGCCCAGTACCCCAGACCGTTTTTCGCCACTCGGTCATCTGGTCGTCAAGGTCGCTCATTTTGTCCTCTCCAGTAGGTTGCGAAGCGTGTCAACGCGATCAAACTCTTCGCAGTTTCCAGCGAGTTCTTCCGCCCACTCCACCGCCTCCCGCTCCTCGTCGGTGAGCGTGGGCTGAAAAATCCTCGCAATCCTCCGCGCCGCAAGCCTCGCCCTGTCTTCGGCGTAACTGTTGCCGCCCTGCCACTTCTTTGTGGTGCCCTCGCGATACCACCGCATGGCGCAGTGGACGATTTCGGCACCCCGCTCCAGTTGGGATTCCCCGTGAGAACCAGCGGATGCAGGAGACATCGCCTTGTCGTCCTGCGGTGTAGTTTCGTCACTCATGCGATGCTCCTGATCCTGCGTGTTCTCACTTGTCGGCACAATCTGACGCTACGGCCGCTAGAGTCCGCTCTAGCAGACCGCGAAGCGTCGCTCCTGTACGAGTGCCGATGTAGAA